CCTCCGCAAAGGTCAGCTTTCTAGGAGCAGGAGTATGCTTGATCGGCGGTACCGAAGCATCGGTATACGCAATCGGCATATTCAGTTCGCCAGAATGACTCATCATCAGCACAGCAGAGCCTACGATATAGCCGTTATCAGCGTGCACCACTTGCAGCACGCGCACCTTACGCCCATTGCGCTTGGCTTCGTGGAAGTTAAACTCTGCTTCCGACTGCGTCGAGTAGATATTCAGCGTACGCCATTCGCACTTGAATGCATCCCAGTGATCGAGACCGTAGGTGTTCATGGTGCCTCTCCTTGGCTAGGCTTCTGTTCTTCCGGCTTCCATAGCAGTACACGCTTTTCCGCATCGTGCTTTGACATGGCAGCGAACGTCGCCAGGTTTTCTCTCACCTTTATCCAGTCTGGCGGGTTGTAGCACTTCTTCTCGATATGTAGATACTCACGGCCACGCATCATGCCGTATGCCAGCAGTGCAGCACGTGCTGCCGATCGCACTTCCACCGTACGATGAAAATGCAGGCTGACATACTCGGGATGATCACGCTTGACGCCGTCCTTGATGGAGCGTCGTAAGGCATGGTTCATCCGCTTGACTGCGCGTCGTAATATCCTGTTTGACTGTTCGTCGGTATAGCCTGCGGTTTCAAGCCTGCGCTGTGTCCGTGTGGGGAACTTCTGCTCCTCATGTCGGATGATCTTGGCTTCAGCAGCAAGCGACTTGATCTTCACTCTCAACGTGGCAACTGACATGGTGTGCGCCTCCTAGGTGTGATGACATCTGATATATACCACACCACGAAAGGCGGACCGCGAGCCGCGTATTCACGTATCAGGCTTGCTATCTAAACCACATAGCACCGTCAGCATCAGATGTATCTCCTGAAGGAAGCGCTGGTTGGTCACAGAGGTTGCAAGCTGATCCAGCATCTTCAGTTCGTCTTTACTCATCAGCGGCCCATCGAGTCCATAGCCACGCATAGCGCGAGACATATACTCGCGATCCATCTGCTGCCGTTCACTCCAGTTGCTACTGCCGATGGCTTTACGCAATTCATCCTTCGTCATGTCGCGCATCCTAAAAGGCCCCTCCCTGACCGGCCAAGGTCGAGAAGTCGTCAGGGAGGGGCAAGTGTATCAGGTGCAACGGGGACGTTGATTGCCTGATACTTTGGGAGAAACGCCGTATCAGTGGACGACCGGCCACATACACCCAGCCCAGGTGTATCTCTCTATGCTGATACTTTCCGCAGCGTCCAGAAGTCGGACGACAAGCTATGGTTCAGCACATACGCATAAGGCATCCAGAAGTAGCCTTCATCCATGACGTTCGGCCCCCACGAGTTGGCAATCTCGAAGGCGCCTGTCTCACCACCAGGCATCGGGCGAGTATCGTCATAGCCGACACAGGCGATAGCGTGACCGCCTTCAAACTCATCATTGCTTGTCGGCAGCGGCAGATTGACCACCGGGTTGCCGTCGCTGTCATAGATCGATGAATATACAGCGAAGCCGAACATGAACGGGAAGCCAGCAGCAATGCAGGCCTTCAACTGCCCCTCGTTCTGGGTGACGCGGAACGGCTGCAAAGCCAGATGCTTACGAGCATCTTGATAGACTTTCGGCCACGGCTTCATCACTTCGTGCGAACCGGGCGGGAATAGGTTGGTTGTCGGGTCCGCCGGATCGATATCGTATGGCCACAGCGCTTCGTCACAGACACCCTGATTGATTGCAGTGGTAACGATATCGCGTAGCTCAGCACCGGAGTCGTACGGTACCATACCTTCCAAGCGCCGCACGTCGAAGTAGAGCAGCAACCGCGATGGCGTCCAGTCAGGTACTTGTCCTGCCTTGCGTCGTGCGTACTGGATAAGCCGTGCGGTCGCGTTGGCAGTGCAGCTACCGATCGCACCCTGATCGTAGATCGGCGGGTTGTTTGGCGATGTGCGCAGGCTGATGCTGAGTTGTGCGGCTGCCTCATCCAGTGCGCTCTGCGATGCCTGATACATGCGGTCGCCAAGCCGAGAAGTATCCCGGCGCCACCCCATGAAGTGGCCTTTGCTAGTCTCCCGTTTGTACATCGGATGCTCCGTTGTATTTGTTGAGCAATGCAGCGTCACGGGTTGCCTTGCGCTTCATGACGCTGTCCTTCCAATCCTTGAAGTTCACCACGACACCGCCAGGAAGGTTGGCGCGTGCGTGGATACCGCGAGCCAGATTGATGCGGGCTGTTGTGATGTTGGTCTTGGGGAACAGGCCAGTAGCTCCACCAGTAGCTACAGCCTCATCAGCACCGGCTTCCTGAGCCGTCTGGTGGCGGCGTACTGGGAGAGGCAGTGCGAACTGGCTAGCATCGGTCTCGCCGCCCTGTCCTGATTGATCATCAGGCCCAGGCGGAGGCCCCTGAGACGGGTCCTGAGGCGGTTGTTCGCCCTCCATCCCTGGTTGCGGCGCACCTTCCATACCGGGCATCGGAGGCGCGTTCTCCGCCGCTTCGATATCCTCATCAGTGATGTTGCTGCCAAAGCCCGTGATATGCGACGACTGGCGTATCTCCTTCATCGCAATGACAGGTGTAAATACACCGGCTTCCATCAGTTGCGTTGTGGCGCCAGCATGTGCAGTCGCTATCTGTGCTTTCTCCGGCTCAGATAGCTGCCACAGTGGCTTGAAGGTGAAATTGAAGCCCTTCGGTACTCCCACACCGCGCAGTGAGCGATGGGTAATCTCGAATAGCTTCTTGATCACCGGCCGCATGCGGAACTCTTGCAGCGACCGGATGCCGTCATAGTAGTTACGCAAGTCACTTTCGCCCGTTGAGTTCATACCAGCAGGCGACTGGCCGAATAGCCGCGTCATCGGGATATCAGCCGCACCTGACACTTGCTGACCGAACTGGATCATCATGTCAGACAGGCCACCGAACGAGTACTGATTAGCTTGGAACTCGTCCTCGCCGTCGATAACAGTCATGCCCTCATTGGTCTGCATCATGCGGATCATGTTGAGCATCTGCACAACAGCCGTATACAGCGGACCGCCGGAAGCAATCAGCTCCCGGTACTGAGGTATCTTCACCACACGTAGATGCGCTTTGTAGATCAGTTGCGCAGCGCCTTGTGTGGCACTATCGAAAGCAATCATCCGGTCCCAGAGCGGCTCAATGACAGACAGCGACCACTCGTTCTCAGCCAGTCGCTGCCAATACGGCAGTTCGGAACCATCAAAGCGAATGACACGCGAATGATGCACACGCATACGCGGGATCGATCGCGAGTCAGCGACGATGTCATACATTGCAGGCTTGCCGAAGTCGCGTCCTGGTGTCTGCACAGTGACCGGATTAGGCCACACCATCCAGCGATCCAGCACCACAAGGCCCTTGAACATGCCGCGCCCGATCGTCTCAACGCGCAGCGGTGTCTGAGGGTCTTGCCCGTCAATCATCAGCACAGCGAGCGCGCCGCCGTATAGACGGCCCCACTTCAGATTGAGATTGAGGTTGTGCCAAATCTCCAGGTTGTTCCAGTACTCAGTGAGTTCGTCAATATCATCGGGCGACATGTCGCTTTCGATGCTGACACCCTCACGAGTCATATCATCGGCAGGGCAATCAATGACCTTGCGCACCAGCCAGGAGCCACGGTACATCCATTCCAGCAACTGCCTGTTGCGAGAGATCGGATTGAAGCCGTAGGTGCTGGCCGATGTGAAGTTGTTGGTGCCATAACCAAGGTTGGCAGCGAAGTTCTGGAAGGTGTCAGCCGTGTATGGCGCTGTAGCTACAGGCACCCGCACACGCGGCTTCTCCAGTGCTTCGTCGATTGTGGGGGGCCGATCGCTCACTGACCTGCTTCCTTACATTTTATGGCGTTATAGGCAAGCCCGACGCAACCAAAGGACTGACGGCTGGTGGCAAGCCGACGATGTTAATACTGTTCGGCTCGAACCCGGCAGCCTGATAATCTGCCCAAACATAAGCTTTGTTTACACCAGCATCTGTTCCGCGATACCAGAACTGACCTGTGCCGTTCGGTGTGTAGTAGGTATTGTAATCGCGGTAATTATTCGATCCGCCAACGATTGCCTGATCGACTGCTATGCTGTCATAGCTTCCAACATTATCAAGGAAGGTGATTGTGTTATGGTGTATGCTATTATTACGGCACTCACACAGCATACCAGAGCCAAGATAAACACCAAGCATCGCTCGGCCAGTGAGAGCCGGTTGCGGATAACTCAATTGATACGTGCCGGTCGATCCAGTCGTACCTGTAAGCTGCTTGACGAGATAGGAGCCATTAATAACTCCGGTCCCATAGATGAACATGCCAAGCACAACGGTTCCAGTCAGCGACGCCACTGTGAGGGTCGTGCCTCCGCCGGTCACAGTTCCGGTAAAGCTACACGAAGCATTCGTTGTGAAGCTACCGCGTACACCGTTATAAGAGTCAATGCCACCGCCAACACGACCAGCAGCGCTATTTCCTATACCGACCGTAATCTTATTTCCATAAGCCTCAACATTGCTGGAATTTGAGATATAGATACCAGCGCAGACGCTGCTCCCTGCATTTTGCCCCGAACCAGAGACCGTATTGCTAATAATCTTCGCTCCTGTCGAAATCTCATCCATGATCCCAGGACCAAAGTTATTCGTGCAGGTATTATCCTCAATAACGTTTCTTATGGAAAAGATATCGTTCCAAATGCCGGGACCGCCATTATCGTGCACGAGACATCCCACAACAATAGAGTCCGTCGCTCCCGTGTATTTTATGCCGGATGCCTGATAAAACCCGCTGAAGGCCAAACTCTGATTATTTCGTGCGATCTCAGCACCGACAATGTAACCTTTGTCTGGGCTACCAATAATACCATTCTCTCCGTTATCATTATATTTCCCGCCATAGATACCAAGAAATCCAGTGTTTCCGCTAAG